GTTCAATGGCGTGTCGACCATTCTCCTTATTCTATCTCTGAAGAAGAACTCGAGCAAATGTACGAAGAAGAATGGTGTCTTGTTAGGTTTTCGGAAAAAGATGTTAAAACTGATAATGACCCACATATCGAAGACGGTTGGGTTCGTTTCTAATTTCGAGGAGCTTCGGCTCCTCTTTCTTTTACCTTGGACTTTGTTAGACTGACTCGTATTTTAAAAGAATGTTATCCCCACAGGTTTTAGTGTGTCGTTGGTGTAAAGTGACATCATAAAGTCATAATGTCATAATTTCTTTGTAAGTGGTTCTTTTTCCTTGGTTTCATGCGATGACAAGGTGTTTAGCAGTTATGATAACTGAGTCTCCAATTAAACGTCGCGGGACACTTTTTCATACTGAAATAAATTTCTCACTAGGAATATACATTGTTGCGGTCGGTAAGATTTAGTGGTATGTTTACTTTGTTATGTCTAGGAGAACATATTTTGGCTAACGAAGTAACAACATTAGAATCCCTTGAGTATACGCCAACTGAACCATCAGAATGCGGTAATTACTGGATAACACCAGACGGTAAGAAACACCGTCCATTATCGCCAAGGCATAAAAAGTTCTGCCAACTGTATATTCAAGGAATGTCTGGAGCTGAAGCGGCTCGACGCGCTGGGTTCACAAAACATAAATTTGGTGCGAAAGCCCAAGGATCTGCTCTACTTCGCAGAAATCCGCTCATCCGTAATCATATCATAGATTTAATGACTCGCGAACGAGAACGTGCTTCAGTCTCTATGCAATCCCATCTTACTGAACTTTCCCGTCTACGCGATGAAGCGGCTGATTCAGGGCAAATATCCTCCGCTATCTCAGCAGAGATCTCTCGGGGAAAGGTGGCGGGACTATATGTAGAGAAGAAGGAAGTAACGGTCAACAAGATCGAAAGTATGTCGGACGAAGAACTAATATCAAAGTTACAGGAACTAATTGACGGTAGCAACATAAAAACGGTGGAACATGTATCAGACGGAAAAGAAATTATATCAAGCGATGAAGACGAATTTATCCAGGGTTCATTGGCAGAGGATCGAGACGGGAGCGTTACAGCAGGGAGTCCCTGACGTTAATGGTTGTTATGGCGGTTACGAATTTTGGATCGAACTTAAATGTACAACAAATGATGTTGTTTCACTGACTCCTTTTCAAATTGCTTGGCATATGAGGCGAGCTAACGCTGGCGGTGTTTCATGGATAATGGTTGCCAATTCAAAACAAAAAGCAATTACGTTACATACAGGGAATTCTGCTTTGTCTTTATCAAAGGATGGGGTTTCATCATCAAAAGCATTCGAACACCGTTCCGTGACTGATTGGCCTTTGTTATTGAGGCAGCTTTGTTTGACTGACCGACTGATTGACTGATTGACTCGCGCCTGGAAGTAGTCATTATATTGTTTATTTTGTACTTTACTTCTTCGTCCTACTATACTATATTATACTCATGAGTAAGGCGGTCGCCTTACCGCAAACTGCATTAGAAAGGATCATTATTATGACCGCAGTAATCGAAAAGAAGACAGCCACTTCCAAAAAGGCTACTGTTAAGAAAGTCACTTTCCCTGGAGCTTCTGCCAAAAAAGTTATCGAAGCTGTCACGAAAGTTGCACCTGTTGACCCAGCTGGTAATTCTGGTATCCCTGCCCCAGCTCCCAAGGGTTTCGATGGTCGCAAGGTGACACTGGTCACCAAAACTGTTCCTAATCGTAAACTGCCAGCTCAGGCACTTATCATTCTGAACACTATCGAAGCTCTCGGTGGTACTGCATCGCAGTCTGAGATTGTTGGTGCGCTTCTCGAGAACGGTCTCAAGACTGTTCAGTCACCAAAGCGTATCTATACATTCTATCGCAAAGACTTGATGGAAGAAGGATACATCGCTTACGCTTAATCACGACGCGAGGACGGTCAGCAATGACCGTCCTTTCATCATCCTCTGACCCTGACTGACTGACTGCTAGACACCACCTTCATCATCACTTGCTGCTCGTATTGATTGACTGACTTCTCTGAAACTCTGTTTCAGTAGGGGACTTTGTTTGACTGACTCATTGTTTGATTGACTCTAATTCTCTGGGCGTTTTGCGCTTTTATTCTTGAACCTTTTTTACTATATTATAGGGGCGGTAAACTGCCGCTTAAACGAAACTAAAGAAAGGTAGAAAGTTATGAAAAACGTTAATACTTCGGTAAAGTCGCCTATCCCTGCGGATTATTCTAAAGCTAGTGCGATTTTGGAAAAGTTCGCCTCTAAGCCTTGTAAAGTTAAAAGCTGGTTTGAGTCTACTGAAATTTCTTCCACTCTTTATTATTTCGAAAATGGGTCTATTCGTGTCTTTCATGACCCTTCTTCTGAATATTCCTTTATAACTCTGGAGTGGCATGGTGAAGGTTGTTATGTTGGCTCTACTCTTTCTATGTCTACGGACTCTGATGTTGACTATCACATGGCTGACGAAGCTCTTAATAATTTGAGAGAATTGCTACTAAGCTAAACTTTGCACTTTTATTCCTGCCGCCCTTATACTATATTATAGGGGCGGTAGCGTACCGCTTAAACGAAACTAAAGAAAGGTAGAATATTATGAATAACGCTAAACTTGCTTATAATGGTAACTCTATTTCAGAAATGAAAGAAATTCTAAAAGAAGCTGGTCAAGCTCTTAGAGAATTGTGCGAAACTTTTCAAGTTGGAGAAATCGTTGAAACTCCGTACTCGGTCGTGTGGCGTGGTTTCTATGGTAATTCTTTCTTCCGTGCTAACTATGAAGAAAATGTAACGCCTGGCGTTACCTTTGAAGAGTATGAGGATTCTTCTCCTAGGGGTATAACAAAAGGTTTTCAATCTCTGGGCGAAGCTAAAGAATATATCGCTAGCGTCTCTTCGTATCTGTCTGAAAATGTCTTCTGTGAAAAATAAATAATAACTGGGGCGGCTTCGGTCGCCCCTATTAATCAAACTTTAGAAAGGTAGAAAGTTATGAATATTCAAGTCTGCGATATTAACGAAGAAGTGGGTCATTGGTCTCCAATGCCTGGAGGCGGTCTAGAAGTTTGGGTAGGTGTGGACGCTTCCGACTTCCCTGAGATTTTGGGAGAGCTTCCATCTATGGAATTAGCTCGTACGCTATGGAGCGACGATACCGAAATAGTTGTCGACCGTAGCGAAGATGACAATTATGTATATATCTGCCATCGTCATCCCACAGAAGGTGGCGACACTGGCACAGTTTTTCGCTATTATAAATAATAACTGGGGCGGCTTCGGTCGCCCCTCTTTCATACCTATCATCATCACTGACTGACTGCCTCTTCATCATCATATTAAGTATTTTTCTTCTATATACATTCGCTCGCGCTCGCTTGGTAGGAGGCTTTTGATTGTCTGACTGACTGACTGGGCTGTTGGAAAAGTTAACTGATTTTAGTTAACGATGCTGCGCGTAAATTAATTTAAATTTTTTTCGTTTTAGGGGTTTACATATAGGGCTAACCCCCCTATATTAGGGTTATAGCAATTACATATGAAAGGATATCTGCTATGACTAAGTTACCTACAAATACCCCTAAGGCTGTTATCACTAAGGCTACCGGTAACGGTGCTACTATTACCCCTACTGTAAATAAGGATTCAGTAGCGCGGTGCGGTATACCCGCCCCTAGCCCTAAAGGTCGTAATAATATTAAGTTAGTACTTAGCCCTAACGCGGTTAAGCTACTATCTGAAAATAGGCTACCGGCTCAAGCGCATACTATACTATATGCGCTTGATCAGTTAGGGGGCGCGGCTAAACAGTCTGACCTTATTGACTACCTTGACGGTAGTGATAGCCCTCTACAAACTGTACAGGGTGCTACGCGTATCGTTACCTTTTACCGTAAAAAGCTAATTGAGGGCGGTTACGTTACAATAGGGGGCTAGCCCCCTAGGGGGCGGTTAACGCCGCCCCTACCGCGCCCTACCGCCCCCGTACCGTACCCTATACGGTGCGGGGTTTTTTTTACCCCCATCCCCCTAAACCGCAGCGGGACTCCTATATTTTGGCATCAGATCCAACGTCCGTGCAAGATGTACCAAAAATTTTTGGATCAGGAACCTTCCACCCCCACCCCATAAAATAGTATGAACACCCTAGGAATCCTACCCCCAGAAAAATTTTACAAAAAAATTTTACAAAATTTCGAAGCAAAAATCTCGTATCCGTTAGAGGGTTAGTTCAAGAGCCTTGTTCCAAGAATCTTCTTCTATGAACGGATTTTCGAAGTGCGAAGCGAGATAGCGTTTAGTTAATTGGTTAACGGTATGGGAAGCGTAGAATATACAACGGCGATGGTTCGCGGCGCAGTGTACTAAGATATCGTATTTATTAGGGGTAAGGATTTTCTTTTTAGAACCGGATGCGTTTTGAAATTGGTATCCTGGGCTACGGTTAGGTTTAGAGTGTAGTGTTGCTGTTTTTACTTGGATACGAAGGAAGTGGTTATCGTTAAAAGCGACGAGGTCTAAGTGGTCTTGTTGGGCGAGGGCAATTTTCCAACCGAGAGAAATAATTGCGGCGGCTGTAATATGTTCACCGAGTGCGCCGATAGTTGTGTGAGAGAGCTTCATTGAAAAACATTATAGACTATTTTGTTTTTTAATAAAATAGTGTATCTTAGTTTTTGAACCATAGATCTTTGACTGGAGAATAGTATGGCTAGAGGTTTTAGCGACAGTGCTGATAACCGTTCTGATCGCGTAAATTACGGCGATACACAAAGAGGAACGTATGGAAGACAACAACTTAACCCTTCTTTTAAAACATTTAAAGAAACGTATGGCGGTTCAGATACGGCTCCAGTAGACGTTCGTGGAAGTAAAGTTCGCAGCTTTTTTAATCAATTTGGCAACGTTGATTATTCAAATATAATGTCGCCGCAACAGATCCAAGATCGAAATTTAATGGCTTATGGGCAATTTATGGATCCGTATGCAACGAACCGTACACCGCAAACGGTAGCTGATCAATACGGTATTGCGAGGATGTTAGCTCCAGGAACGATTAGTGTTAATCGTTATGGTCCAACGGGGGCAAACCCTGAACTAGGGATCGCGGCACGTGGTTTACGTTCTGGAATGAAAACGTCTCAAGGTATTGCGCAAGCGTACCGTCAAGATTTATCTCCGTTAGATAGAATAGCGGGGTTAGGGGCAAATATTCTTGTTCCTGGGTCGGGGTATTTTACAGACCAAGGTACTCAAGTTATGGGCGTAGGAACTAGAGTTCCTATTTCGGAGAGAACGGGTGAAGCATTAAGACCTACCCGTGGCGGTATTTTTGATCTTTTAACTGGTGGCCAAGGTCAAAGTTTAATGGATTCTGGTAGTCGTTTAATTGACCGTGTATTTAACCGATCAGAAGAAGTTCAAGACGAACCTATGAAAACGGATCAAATAAGCGGATCTCCGGATTTAGCTGGGTTATCAACTTTACCGACAAATAGCCCATATCAACAAGTAGCTGAATCGACGTATTCGATGCCGAATGCTCAAGATATATTACGAGCTACCGTACCCGTTTTAAAACCGATCGTTAACCAAGGTATTCAAGGAAAACCTATAAATTCTACAATGCCGATGGGTCAAGGTCAATTTTCGATTGACGTTCAACCTGGGTTTGGTAATAGAGAGCGTGGTATTCAATTTAACTATTCTCGCCCCCTTCAAGATTTAGGACTAGGTTCATTATTAGGTTAGGCTCATGGCTAAAGAACCAATTATTAAAATTTCCGACTACATGGATAGACAAGAAGAACTTCAGGCTTTATTTGGCAACGACCCAAGAGAAGGGATGGTTGACCCTAATAAACCTAAAATGTCGTACCGAGGCGAAAATTTAATTAAAACTTTTGCTGATCCGATGGGTCCAGATGAAGCGGCGGGTAGATGGTACGGTTTTACTAAAGATAAAGCGGCGAATTATCCTTCACCAGAACGGACAGCACCGTTAAGTCGTGGCGGTACAATTACACGTTCGATAGAAAGAATGCCACAAGAAATTATTGAAGGGTCGCATAGAGCGATGACGATCCATGGTAAAACAGTATTAGATCGTAATTTAGAAAACGGTGTTGATTCAAAAAGAGCCTACGATGATTATTTTAACTATTTAAATAAAGTTGATAGGTTTCATGAAAAACGATTAGCGCAATTAATGGAAGGTACGTTACCCGAAGCTGATTTTAATTTTATGTTAAAAACGACTATGGCTGAAGGTGTATTTGATACTAAAGGTCCAATAGATTTAGCTGAAACATGGAAACGTAATAAACCTGTTGCGGCGGCGGTAGGAATTGGTCGTGCGCTTCCTACTGTTGTTAAATACGGTGGTATTGCTTCAATACCATTAGGCGTAATTGCTGATGCGACCCCTACGGGACTTGACCCTGAAGAAGAAGTTGCAAAAGGTTTAGGTGTCGATTCTGGTGAGCTATACGCATTAAATTCTACTAACCCTGAAGCGTTTTATAAATTATACACAGGATTCAAACAGCAACAAGCTCAACAACAGATGGAGCGAGAGGCCAAGGCTGAAGAAGCTATGACAATGGTCCCATGATATGCTAGAAGAATTACAACAAATCGATTTTAGCCAACTGCCCCGTGAAAAAGCGGAACTTGCTTACGTTCTCGCTGAAGAAATAAAACAAAGAGAAATAAGAAAGTTAGCCCGAGAAGATTTTCTAACATATGTAAAAACAATGTGGCCTTCGTTTATTGAAGGTTATCACCATCGAAAAATGTCGCAAACGTTTAACCGTATTGCAAAAGGCGAGTTAAAACGAGTTATTATTAATATGGGTCCACGACATTCGAAATCAGAAATGTCGTCATATATGCTTCCATCTTGGTTATTGGGGTTAAAACCTGATTTAAAGATTATTCAAGCAACGCATACGGGCGAACTAGCCGTGCGTTTTGGTAGAAAAATTCGTGACCTTGTAGATACAGAAGATTATAAAAAGGTGTTTGAAGATGTTTCATTGCGAGCGGATTCAAAAGCTGCCGGACGATGGGAAACTTCCAAAGGAGGGGAGTATTTCGCGGCTGGTGTCGGGGGTGCTATTACTGGTCGTGGTGCTGATGTACTTATTATTGACGATCCGCACTCGGAACAAGACGCGATGAGCGAAACAGCCATGGAAATGGCTTACGAATGGTATACTTCTGGTCCTCGACAGCGTCTCCAGCCAGGGGGAACGATCATTTTAGTTATGACTAGGTGGTCGAAAAAGGATTTGACGGGTCAATTATTAAAAGCACAAGCTATGGACCCGAAGTCTGACCAGTGGGAAGTAATAGAATTTCCGGCTATTATGCCTTCTGGCAACCCTTGTTGGCCAGAATTTTGGAAAATTGAAGAATTAGAGACAATTAGGGCTTCTTTACCCCACCAAAAGTGGGCGGCGCAATGGATGCAAGAGCCTACAGGCGGCGGAGGTTCAATAATTCAACGTGAATGGATCAAAGTTTGGGAAAAAGAACACCCGCCTTCCCCTGAATATATAATTCAAAGCTACGATACAGCGTTTTTAAAGTCACAAACGGCTGATTTTAGTGCAATTACGACTTGGGGCGTATTTAAGAACGAAGAAGACGGGCAATATAACATAATTTTGCTTGATTCTATTAAAGATCGTTACGATTTTCCTGAATTAAAGAAGGTTGCTTACGAAAATTATATACATTGGGAGCCTGATTCGGTTATTATCGAATCAAAGGCATCTGGTTTGCCCTTGACGCAAGAATTACGGGCTATGGGTATACCCGTACAAAATTATTCCCCTAATAGAGGGAATGATAAGATTGCGAGGACTAACGCCGCCGCGCCGATGTTCGAGTCAGGGTTAGTTTGGGTGCCAGAAACGAGGTTTGCTGAAGAATTAGTAGAAGAACTATGTGAATTTCCTAACGGAGACCACGATGACTTAGTTGATTCTACTACTCAAGCACTCTTACGTTTTAGACAAGGTGGTTTTATTCGTCAGCCTTCTGATTATGAAGATGACGAGTTAGAATATAAGTTAAAAAGTTTTGTTTATTATTGAGGTAGTTACTAATGGCTATTGAAAGATCTATTGCTCAAATGATGGAAGCTCCTGAAAACGAGGAGCTAGAGATCGAAGTAGAAGCCGAAGAACAACCTTCGTTATTCGCTTCCGACGATACTGTTATGTTAGAAGACGGTAGCGCAATCGTCGGTTATGTAGAAGACGAAGAAGAAACTGAAGGCGACCACTTTAAAAACTTAGCCGAAGATATGGATCAAGGTGAACTTGAAGCCCTTTCTTCTGAATTAATTTCTTCATATAAAGACGACCTAGAGTCTCGCCAAGAATGGCTCGACCAATATACAGAAGGTTTAGATTTATTAGGTATAAAAACAGAAGAACGCGATGAACCTTTTCGTGGGGCTTCTGGTGTTACGCACCCCCTAATTGCAGAAAGTGCTACGCAGTTTCAAGCAGGAGCATATAAAGAATTATTGCCTCCTGGTGGTCCAGTACAAACTCGTATTATTGGTTCAGAATCTAAAGAAGTTTTAGACCAAGCTGAACGTATCCGTAATTATATGAACTATATGGTTTTAGATGTTATGGAAGAATTTGATCCTGAATTAGATCAAATGTTATTTTATCTTCCGTTAGCTGGTTCTACTTTTAAAAAGACATATTTCGACCAGACTAAAAACCGTCCTG